GTGGCTTGAGGGGTCGTTAAGAGACCCTGTGCGCCTCTTTGCGAAGAAACAGGCGCAAAAGGTGAAGAAGAAACTTCCCAGGCTCATAGCCAGTGTTTCGGTAGTGGATCAGATCGTGACTCGATATTTCTTTATGAACTACGCCGAAGCTGAGAGCGATTTTTATCCGCTCTTGCCCACTAAGAAGGGCATCGGATTCAACAGAGAACACGCGCAAAAGATTGGGAAGAGTGTCGAAAAGATTTCCGACATTTTCGACGAAAATCCCATAGCGTCCGATGTTAGTGGATGGGAAAAGAACTTTTCCCAGGAACTGGCTGATTTGCACGCATCACATGATTGACACGTGCGAGAACGCAGACAGCTGCGGTTCACTCCTCGTTAACGCGTGCGAGTGGTGGAGCAAGTCCTTGCTCACAACACCCTACGTGCTGGATTCTGGAGAAATCATTAATTTTGATGATCTCCGGGTTCAGAGAAGTGGGGACTACCTAACCACCTCTTCAAATGGTGTGGGTAGGGGAATTTGCGCCGAGTACGTCGGCTCCTATGGAATGGAAATGGGAGACGATTGCTTGGAATGGCCGGTCTTCGATTCTGAAGGCCAGCGAATTTCCACGGATGAGCTTATTCGGCGTTATGCCGAAATTGGCCTTCCAGTCCGGGACGTCGAATTTCAGTCCAAGGACGACTTTGTGTTTTGTTCTCATCGTTTCAAGCGGCAGGACGACGGGAGTTGGCATTGTTGGTTGGACTCGTGGCAGCGTATGCTGTATGAGGCTTCTTTTTCGAAGTTTTGTGACGAGTCAACTGTAGCTAACTACTTAAGCGAAGTCGAAGACATGCCTCCTTCATCGGAGAAGTCTAAGATTTTGTTTTTCCTGGGCACCCGCGAGATGTTGCTCAGGCCCGTCGCTGAGCATGACAAAAACAAAGAAGAAGGTGAGCATTCCGGCCTTAAAACGGAGTGCGTCGGCACCAGCCAAGGAAAAGACGCTGCTCAACAAGCTTGATCAAGCTTTGCAGCGAGTGCCTAAAGGCACTTTTTTCCAAGGTAGGCGGAAACCTTGGGTCCACTTTTGGACCCATGGGAGCCAAGATTGGTAAGATGGCTGGAAAAGGTCTTTCAGCTATCACTGGGTATGGAGATTACACTGTTTCTAGCAACACTCTCTCTACCGTCTCCACCTCTGTGGACATGGTCCCTCAGTTTGTGCGCAATGAACACAGCGTTCGCGTCAAGCACCGTGAGTTCATTCGTGACCTTCTTGTTCCCTCGAACCCCGCTGAATTTAACCTCAAGGACGAGGTTATTAATCCTGCGAACAGGAATCTTTTCCCTTGGCTTTGTCAAATGGCCAAGCAGTATTCGCAGTACAAGATTCACGGTATGGTCTTCACTTATAAGACCATGAGCAGTGATTATGCTGCTTCGGGTCCGTTGGGCACAGTGTTTATGGCCACGAACTACAACGCTCTTGACCGCGCATTTAAAAGCAAGGTTGAGTTGGAAAACTCTGAGTTTGCTGTTTCTACCAAACCATCTCAGAGTCTTATCCACGCGATTGAGTGTGATCCTAAAGTGTCTGGCTTTGACATATTGTATGTCAGGGATCCTTCGTATGACACTACTGGGGAGTGCAGTGACCGTAGGTTTTATGACTACGGGAGATTTCAGGTGGGAACTCAAGGGTTGCCTGGTACAACAGGCCACACGTTG